ATCTGCTGGATTTCTATGGGTTACGACAAAACGCTAGAACATAAAGACGATATTCTTGAAATTCCTAACTTTTGGCCTGTACCACCGTTCTTTATCGCTAACGTCACCACCAGCCTGTATACGCCTACGCCTGACTACACGTTAGCGCAAGACCTATACAATGAGATAGATAAGCTCCAAACACGCATAGCGGTCATCACAGAGGCTGTGAGAGTTGTGGGCGTATATAACGCCAGTGCTGACAATCTTAAAAGCATGTTTAATCAAGGTAATGACAACGATCTCATCCCTGTTGAGAACTGGGCGCTATTTGGTGAAAACGGTGGTCTAGCCGGTCAGATTCAGTGGCTACCCCTGTCAGACATCGTAGGTGCTTTACGTGAACTGATTACCATACGTGACCAGACTATCGGTTTGCTACAGCAGACAACAGGTATGACGGACATTGCCAAGGGTGGTTTAAACAACCAGTACGAAGGTGTCGGTCAGACAGATGCTAAGATGAAGTTTGGTTCAGTACGTATTCAGGCATTACAAGACCAGTTTGCACGATTCGCGTCAGACTTGATGCAGATCAAGGCAGAAGTTATATCACGGCATTTTAGCCCTGAAACCATCTTCAAACGCGCAAATATGGAGTTTTCAGCCGATATCGACCTTGTTGGCCCTGCTATAGAGTTAATTAAGGACACAGCCCAAGCAAAGCTCAGAATCGAGATTCGTCCTGAATCTGTGGCGATGGTGGACTTCCAAGCACTGAAAACAGAGCGTACAGACTATCTTAACGCTGTGTCGATGTTTATGCAGTCAGCCGCCCCCGTTATCGAAGCCGATCCAGCAACTAAACCGTTTATGCTACAGCTACTCCAGTGGGGCTTGGCTGGCTTTAAAGGCAGCAGCGAAATTGAAGGGGTTATCGACAAAGCAATCTCCGCCTCAGAAGAAGCAGCAAAAGCTGAAGAAGGAGAAGAGCAAGCGCCAAGTCCAGAAGAGCTGGCGATGCAGGCAGAGCAGCAGAAGCAGCAAGGTGACTTGGGTAGGATTCAAGCCAAGGCTGAAGCCGATATGCAGTTACGTCAGATGGATATGCAGTCAGATATTCAGACCAGTCAGGCTTCACACCAGATGAAAATGGCAGAAATTAGCGCAGCAGCTCAAGCCAAGATAGCAGAGATTCAGGTAAGTCTTCAGGCTGATTTGCTGAAAGAGCAGGCGCAGACAGAATCCAACATCGCGTCTACTAATGCTAGTGTTGATGGCGAGATACGTAAAGATGTCATCGAGTTTGAGATAGACATGGCAAAAGAAGAAGCCAGCACCACAGCGGAGATCGAAAAGATAACGGCAAGCGCGTTAGCCGACATCGAGAGCCAGACGGTCGCAGCAGTCTTAACGCCAGAACCTAAAGGGGAGTAGTAATGGCTATATCCAGCGAAGACCAGAAAGTCGATAAGAAGAAGTTTGATGCGAATTTTGACAATATATTCGGCACCAAGCGCGTAAAACGTGGCTCTTACGTCCAAGACCCTGAAACCGGCAAGTTGGTTTCACGGGAAACCTACGGCAGTAACGCTAGACCTGACGCACCTATGATCAACAAACCGTTTGAAGGGTTTATATCGCCAATAGACAAAAAGCCCGTAGAATCACGGCGGCAACTAGCTGAACACAACAAACGACACGGGGTCACAGATTCGCGTGACTACTCAGCCAACTATTTAGACAGAACAACCCAGCAACGTGAAGCAAAAAGCACCAGAGAGCTAAAACAGTCTCGTATTTCAGATATTAAACGGTCAATAGACCTCTATTCTCGATAAACCTACGGCAGGAAACCTTATGAACGAAGAAACGCAAGAGTACGTAAGCGACGAAGACAATTCGATGCGCGATGACCTGAACGCCGCATTAGAAGAAGCGGGCGGTGATTACGACGAGTCCGTACAAGAAGTTATAGGCGAGGAAACAGAACCGTCAGAACCTTCTGAAACAGAAGAACAGCCCGAAGCGGAGTCAACACCTGACCCCGTAAAAAACGAGGCTGAATCAGCGCCAGAAGCCGAAGACGCTGACAATAAAAGCACCAAAGCACCAATAGATTGGACACCTAAAGAACGCGAAGATTGGTCTAAAATACCGCGGCATCTTCAAGATAAGATTAAGCAGCGTGAAAACGACACTGCTAATCTGATGAACGAGACAGCGCAAGCACGACAGACACACGGACAGTTTCAACAGCTTGCCACCACCTACGGTGCAGCTCTGTCAGGCGTAGCGGGCAACACACCGATGGAAGCCGTCGAGAACTTATTTTCGACTGTAGCCAATCTGCGTATGGGTAATCCTATCCAAAAAGCGCAGATTATCAGCGACTTGGTTAGCGATTACGGTGTCGATATTCACGCTCTGGACGCAGCTTTGACAGGCACAATGCCCGCCCAAGACAGCAACGCGCACCTAGAGTCGATGATTGATCAGCGTATGGCACCAATGAACCAGTATTTACAGTCACAGCAGCAATCAGCCGCAAACCAGCAACAACAAGTTGTTCAGGCAGCGCAGCAAGAAGTCGGACAGTTCTCCCAGAACGCTGAATTCTTCCAAGATGTGCGGAACGACATGGCTGACTTGGTTGAAATGGCTTCTTCGCGTGGTGTACACATGTCAATGGATGATGCGTACAACAAGGCTTGCGCGTTGAGTCCACAGATTCAGGGCGTATTAGCTGAACGTACTCAGCACCAACAGCTAACAGGCAGCAGAAACAGCATGGAAAGCAAACGCCGCGCATCTTCTGGCTTATCTGGCGGTCGTATTGGCAATGATGGAGCCTCCGGTGGTATGTCTATGCGACAGCAAATAGCAAATGCTTGGGATGGCGCTGACGAATAGTTGACACATTATGTTTGGGGGGTATACACTCCCCATACATAACACTTTTCTCGACAGCGGCCAGCCTCGGTAGCACCGCACACGTTCCAGAATGGTTTATTGAAATAACGAACACTCAATCAATCATTCATGCAGCATTTTCGCTGTAGAGGAACATATAATGGCTTTCGCCAACGCAAATATTTCCAGCATTATGGCAACGACTATTGAAAGTCGTACCCGTAAAATCGCTGACAACGTAACAAACAACAACGCCTTGCTTATGAAACTCAAAGGCGCTGGCAAAATCAAAACATTCTCTGGCGGTACTAAGATTCTTCAGGAACTCTCGTTCGCTGAAAACTCTAACGCTGGCTGGTACTCTGGTTATGACTTATTGCCTGTTGGCGTAAGTGACGTAATTAGTGCTGCTGAATACGACATCAAACAGGCAGCCGTTCCGGTTGTTATCTCTGGTTTGGAAATGCTCCAGAACAGTGGTCGTGAAAGAATGATCGACTTGATGGAAGCTCGACTAGAAGTAGCTGAATCTACAATGGCTAACCTTATCACTGGCGGTCTGTACTCAGACGGTTCAGCGGCAGGCGGTAAGCAGATTGATGGTTTAGAAGCTGCACTTCCTATTGACCCAACTGCTGCACCTTATGGCGGTATTGACGGCAACACTTTCACTTTCTGGCAGAACGCAGTAAGTGACCAAACAGCCGCAAACGGCCTAGACCCCACTAAGATTCAGGGTTTCTGGAACACGCTTTGGGCATCTTTGGTACGTGGACAAGATCGCACAAACCTTATTATGGTTGATAACCTTGTTTGGAACGCATACGTTGCTTCTTTACAGGCGCAGCAGCGGTTCAGCAACACAGATTCAGCAGATGCGGGCTTTGCTACATTGAAGTTCATGGACGCTGATGTTTGTCTTGACGGTGGTATCTACAACGGTAACAACGGTTCTGGCGCACCAGCCGGTACAGCGTTCTTCTTGAACACTAAGTACCTTCATTATCGTCCACATGCAGACCGCAACATGGTCAGCCTGTCTCCAAACAGACGTTACTCAACTAATCAGGATGCTGAAGTTCAGATTCTAGGTTGGGCCGGTAACATGACCACTTCAGGTCGTCAGTTCCAAGGCAGATATGACGCTTCTGGCGTTTAAACCTGTCGTAGGGTTGTAGGGGGCTTCGGCCCCTGATTTTAACTATGGAGCAAAAAACATGTCTCAAAATAATCCCACGTATTACGTAAATGCTGCGACTCAAACAGTTCGGGAAATACAAGTTCCTGATGCTGATTTTGATGGCGGTATGAACGCTGGTGGATCAAATGCTTGTGGTATTGGTATTGGCCCTGCAGTAAACGTTGTCGGTACGCCGAACCAGTTTACACTGCTTGATCAAACACCCGCAGCACGAACACCTCAGTTGAGCCAGCCTATCGGCGGTGAAGCATTGGGTGATGGCTCTTCTACAGCGCCTGACTCAGACGATCCTATTAGGTTCGGTACAAACGCAGCAAACGGCAACGGCATACCTACTGCTACAGGTGTAGCTACTTTAACCTCCCTTGCCGCTGGTTGGACGGCTGTTTAAACGATAAAAATAAATGCCTGCGTTTTCGAGCGTAGGTAGCTATTTTCTTGTACTATATAATTTCCTACGACAAATAAGGTTTCATAATGCAACAAGCTGAATTTAATCATAACGATTTCGCGGACACCGCAGAGGCTGATAAGTCTCTTATGGTCAAGTTTTTTTATAAAGAGCGCCCAGACAGTGCTAAATCTGAAGAACTAGGACGACCCATTTTTAAAGAAGTGGCGTACATCGAGCTTAGAGTAGCCGGTCAGCGTGACGTACAAGCCTGTCGCCCTGCTACCGTAGCGGATAAACAGCGGTTTCCACGACATTTTGACGCTTTTGAGCGCCGTGTCGAAGCGCCTACTGAAGGCATGCCGTTAAGTGAATGGCCTCAGATTACACGGACTCAAGCTGAAGAATTGGCTTTTTTAAACGTAAAAACTGTCGAGCAAATGGCGACAGTAAAAGACTCTAACATCAGCAACATGATGGGCGGGTACGGCTTACGAGAAAAAGCACAGAAATGGTTAGAAGTTAACGACAAACAGAGCGTCGACCGCGAAAAAGAAGAGTTGCGTGGGCAAGTAGCCGAATTGCAAGCGCAAATGCGAAAGCTACTTGAACAGAAAGCAGCGCCTAGCCCACAACTAGACATGTTTCCTGAAACGCAAGAAGCGCCAATAGCACTTCAAAGCGAATTAGACGAAGAAACAGACCCTAATGCTGCTATACCCGTCCCAGCAGCACCAGCGGGTAGAGCCAAACGGAAGTCACGCGCTAAAAAATAAAGGTGAAACATGGGTTTAAACACGACAATAACAGCAGCGGAGATTCTTAACAGAGTTGCAGCAGAAGTCGGTATCGCACCAGTTCAAGCCCCGTATGCTAGTCAAGACCCATTTTTTATCCAGCTTCAATACCTGCTAAATACCGCAGGCGAAGAGCTTATGCAGGCGTATCCGTGGGAGTTGTTAGTCGCTTCTTACACGTTTACTACGTCTGATACAGACAGCGGGTCTTACGACCTGCCGTCTAACTTCGGTTACATCTTGAACCAAACCAGTTGGGATCAAACGAATAATGTCCCTATGGGTGGCCCTTTGTCGGCTCAAGATTGGACATATCTAAAAGGCCGAAACCTAGCATCAGACACCCTTTATGCCAGCTTCCGTATCGCGCAGGGTAAGTTCAACGTATTCCCAGATCCACCCCCTAATGGGTTAAGCCTGAATTTTGAGTACATCTCAACCGATTGGGTCTATGACCCGTCAACCAACCCTGTCAGCTACAAAAAAGGCGTTGATCAGGCAAGTGACACCCCGCTTTTCGACAAAACACTGATTACGCGGGCGTTAAAAGTTAAGTATCTTGAGGCTGGCGGCTTCGATACAACCAAAGCGCAAGCGGATTTCAACCAGATATTTGCCTTCTTAACCGGTACAGAGAAAGGCGCACCCATATTGAACGCGGGTCGTAGCGGGTATGGCATACCTTATCTGTCTAGTTGGAACGCCCCTGATACCGGATACGGCAGATGATTGGTTCTCCTGTAGGCAATGCCCAGCGCCCACAACAGCGGTCGCATGAAGTCGCTCGATACCCTGCGCCTCAAGGCGGTATGGACATCCGGCAAGCCATCGGCTCTGAAGATTTAAACACCTGCGTTTACACGTACAACATGCTGCCTTTTGAGTATGGACTGCGGATACGTGAAGGCTACCAAGAATGGCAAATCGGCTTAGACGCTGGTGCAGGGCTTGGTGTACACACGCTAATACCTTACGACAGCGCACAAGATAACGGTGTCGGTGACAAATTATTCGCCGTCACTAACGAAGGCATTTGGGACGTTGAAGTTTATGGCGCGGCCCCTATTCTTTTGCTTACGTTTGCGGATCAAACATCTGGAGCAGGGTACGGCACTTACGCGCACTATGTCGATGACTCAGGGCGTGACGTACTGTTTTACGCAGACTCGTTAAACGGACTGTTTGAGTACGACCCCGCCACAGATACATGGGCGGTGTCTTCAGGCATTACTGGCCCTGTGATAGCCGACATTAAGTTTATCGTATCCCATAAACAGCGGTTATGGATGGTTGAAGAGAACTCCACAAAAGCGTGGTATCTCGGTATTGGTAGCAGTTCAGGCCACGCGACAGAGTTCTTTTTTGGGTCTAAATTTAAACACGGCGGAACGCTAGAAGGGCTATTTAGCTGGACAGTAGACGGCGGTGCGGGCGTAGATGACCTATTAGTCGCCGTAAGTCATTCAGGCGATGTGCTGGTGTATCAAGGTTCTGACCCTGCGGTAGCCGATTGGGGGCAGCGCGGTACGTATTTTATCGGTGAGATACCTAACAGCCCTCGTTTCGGCACTGAATCAGGTGGCGAACTATTTCTGCTGTCCGTTTACGGTCTTGTTAGTATGGCTGACCTTCTTCTAGGCGTAGATACAAGTATCTTACGCTCTGACGTTGATGGCTCGACGATGGCGTATAAAATAGCGGGGCTAATACGTCAAGAAATGCGAGCAAAAGTAGGTCTTGCAGGCTGGGACGTGACCGTTATACCTAGCGAGGGTGGCATTTTAGTCTCTTCGCCAACAGTAGGTTCAGCAGCGCCCATACAGTATTACTACAATATAGGTGTACAGGCGTGGGGTCTATGGCGCGGTGTACCCATGACTTGTTTTGATGAGTATCAAGGGTCTGTTGTATTTGGCACAGCCGATGGGCGTGTCTGTCGCATGGACGTACCCGTGGACGACAAACGGATAACGCCTGTAGAACCAGAGTTTAATGGCGAATCAATAAACTTCTCTATTCTTACGTCTTTTACGTCTTTTGGACAGCCCGCAGTGTTTAAACGCGCCAAGCTGATCCGACCCGATTTTATCGCGCAAAAAGCCCCTCTTCACAGTTCGGTCGTGCGCTTTGATTTTGACACTTCAGAAGGTTTGGACTTCCAGTTTAGTACGCCCGACAGATTTGGCGTAGGTATCTGGGACGCTGACAAATGGGATTTCGCGGTTTGGGGCAGCGACTCAGGCACCACTTTCCCTTCTATCGGTGGGTCATGGGGTACTGGACGCTATATGGCAATAGCCACGAAAGGCAGCGCACGAACAACAACACGGCTAATAGGTTGGGATTTGATCTATGATGTCGGAGGCCCGATGGCCTAATGCGTATCGTGTACACGCCATTTAACTTCCGCAGAGACTGGAAATGGGTCAACGACCAGATTCCTATTCTCCATTGCGAAGATACGGCGGGTATTATGGCTATAGACACCAATCAACGCATGCCTGTTGGTGCGTGTCTTATGGATAATTGGACGAATAACAGCGTACAATGCCACTTTATGCTAACAACACCGATGTTATTGAAACACGGCTTTTTAGAAGAATGTTTTGGCTTTATTTTCAAGAACCAGAACGTGAATTTTGTCTACGGACTCGTACCGGCGAATAACGATAAAGCCGTTAAGTTGAATACCCACATGGGGTTTACAGTCAAGACGCGATTAGAAGAAGCGTATGATGTAGGGACGGACTATTTGCTAATGCAATTAAAGCGTGAAGACTGTAAATACATAACTGAATTGAGAGAGGCGGCATAACCGTGAACTTTACCCCCGAACAGCTTTCTAGGATGCCTTCCGCGTACCGCCGACAGTATATGAACAGTAAGGCTAACGCGCCTGCTCAATCGCCACCACAATATGCAAAGGGGGGTACATCTAATTTTAATGAAAGCGCAGGCGGTGGTGTACGTTTTAACGGCGATGGAAGTGTTTATAAACCTTCAGCACCAGCGCAAGAAGCGCCACGTACTGAGTCAGGCAGAAAGATATCAAGCGTAAAGATACCTGACGCATACTATAAGCAAATGATGGCTCAAAAGTCTAAAGAAGATCAGATGTACAAGCCTTACGTGCCTAACTCGGTAACAGGCAAAGGGTACGTAAGTATAACCAATTCAAAAGGCGAAACGCCTCAAAGTAACATGTCGGAAGACAAGTCATACAATTACAACCAAGCCGCTGTAGACGCGGGGTTGATGAAAGCACCGCCAACAAGAGCCGAAGCAATAAGACAACAAGAAGCAACCACAGCAGCAGCGACAGCAGCAGCGACAGCAGCAGCAGTACCACAAGCAGCACCAAGAGTGCCAGTAAAACAATTTGCAGTTGACGCACAACAGGCACCCGTACAAGCCATAACGAACCGTGGTGGTAACGCCAGAGCTGGCGCTTTAAGGTCAGCAGCAGCAGATAGCAGTCGTAGCCGTATCGCGGCACAAAATAAAGGAGCCTAGACTACGTGTTTCCAAGCCCTCTTTTTAACTATTTGCCAGATGCTTCCCACGCTGTAGGGCGTGTAAATCTTGGCGATAGCACGGTAAGACAATTTATCTTCTTCCTTAAGTCTGCGAATTTCTCGGATGTCATTGTCACACATAACAGCATTAGGTTTAGCGACACCTTTAACGCCCTTTCCTTGGTTATTAGCTCGACCTTTTTTGTCTTTATCCGCCATGTTTTCCGCGTGTGTGCCAAGGAAAAGGTGTTCAGGGTTGACGCAAGCCGGTGTGTCACAGCGATGAAGAACATTCAACCCATCCGGTATATCCCCAACGTACAACGTATAGCTAACACGGTGGGCAAGTATCTTGGGTTTAGTTCCTCCTTCACGTATCATGCCGTAGCCTTTGTTGTTTTTATTCGCTTGCCACAGATGGCAAGTGTCCGTAATTTTAACCTTGATTTCAAATCTGTCTTTAAGAGTAGATATCATAAATTTCTTTGGTGTTTTAGGGTGTTTACCCATTATACACTTAAGCAAGTAGGAGGGTAGCCCAATCGGTAAAAAGTCACCAAAGACACCAGATGTCATCGGCGCAGCGCAAGAAGAAGGCGAACAGTCACGCGAAACGGCGAGAGATAAAACGTATGCCGACCGTCCTGACCAGTACAACACGATGGGCAGCAATACGTGGGGGCAATCAATGGTTCGCGACCCTGCTACTGGCGAGATGGTCACTAAATGGACGCAGAATCAGACGTTATCGCCTGACATGCAGAACCTTTACAACACGCAGATGCAAACTAATCAGCAGTTAGGTTCTACCGCAGCAGCAATGGGCGACCGTATAACGGCTGAGATGGGTATGCCACTTAACTGGGAGCAGTTCGGTGACGTAGAAGCAGGCCCGCAAGCGTCAGGTGTTATCGGCGCAGGTATCGGCCCAACAACTGGCCCTGAAGGATTTCAGTGGGATGGGCAAAGCCAACGCCAAGCCGCAGAAGATGCGTCTTACGGTCGTGCTACAAGCCGTCTTGACCCGCAGATGGAGCAAAGACGACAAGAGCTTGAAGTCAGATTGCGTAATCGTGGTTTGAGAGCAGGCGACCAAGCGTATGAGTCTGAAATGGCGGCTTATGGTCGTGACAGTACAGATGCTTACGAACAGGCTAGAATGGGTTCTAC